ATCTTTACCTGATCGCCCTTTTTGGCTAGAACCGCAAACTTCTTGTTTTCGCCGGGCGTTCTTTTTTGCTTGTTATAGCCGGGGAAAGACTCGCCTCGGTAGACGAGCCTGCCCGACTTGGTTCTCTTAACGTCGCTTGTGTCAGCCATTAGCCGTAAGTCTTCAACACTTCAACAATCACAGTATAGGTGTCGCTGCTGCTTGCGCCAATCGTCGTAAACTTTACGTCACCCGTCTTTCCGCTTCCCGCGTCGTTAGGGATGCCAGAAAAGTCTGAGTAATCGTGAAAGCCATTCGAGTCAGGCGAAAGCCCAATGATCAACGTGTCTGAAGTAGCGTCGTTGAGCAACTCAACGCCCATGCCAACGCACTGCCACCAAATCTTGGCGACAGCCACTTCTGTGCAAGCTTTTCCTGCGCTGTTCGCAGTCAACGCGCTTACGTCAATCTTTGTTACCGCAGACTCACCGCTACCATCGCTGATATTAGTGAATTTAAGGACGGCTTTGCGCTCGCCGTCCTGAATGGTTTGGCTTGTTACTGCATCTGCCATTGCCTATCTCCTATTTTGTGGATTAAGCGTCAGCGAAAGGCGTAACAATCGTTCCTGAACCAAGCAACAAAGTGTTATGAACGAGGTAGCTGGCAGCATCGATTGCCGTTACCTGAATGACACTGCCGACCAAACCGCCCTTGGTTGAGCCGTTGAAAGTCATCACGTCATTTGCTGCGGCTGGGAAGAAAGCTTTTTTAGTGCTGTCATCTACAGCAACCATAGCTGCGCCTTTGAACTTGTCAGTGCCATCGGTGAGGATGTCCAAATCAGTGGCTGCGGTTTCAATGTAGAAAAAGAAAGACGCACCAATGTTGTTGTCTTGGTTAGGCGACGTGGGATCTGTAGGGGTGGTGGAAACAATTGATGGCAAAGTAAACTTGCCGTCTGCGTCATTCAGCAGAATGATCTTGCCAGCATGAGCAGCCACGGTCAGCGTGGTGTCTGCGGACAGACTAACGCTGCTATTTACGCCTGCGGTGATGAAGCCGCCCAGCGATCTAACTGGGCCTGAAAATGTTGTCTGTGACATGGTATTACCTCTTACGAAAGGATTCGCCCCAGAGTCTTCGTAACGTCTGCTGAGCCAGTCGCCGGGGCTGGATTTATCTCAGATCCTCAGTGTATGCCAACGACTCACCAAAAAAAAGTTCAATTAACGGCACAAAAAAAGGGGGCTTACGCCCCCTTTCTTTTGCTTGGTATCTACGCGCCTTGTGAGCCGTAGATGCCGCGCCAGTCACTAAAGCCGAAGCTGTAACGCTCACGGGCCTTGTAACGGATGTTACCAGTCGTAAAGTCTGGCTCCATCGTGGTTTCCATCGCAGTACGCTGGAACATCTTCAAGCCTTCGCCAGCGTCAGTGACGCTAGTCAGCAGGAAGAAGGCATCAGGGTCAGTCAGGTAATGATTGACCGTGTAGCCACCGGGCAATACACCCGTGTTGCGAATTGCGTTGATGTCGTTGTCAGCCGTGCCGCTACGAAGCGTAGAGCTTAGAATGCGGTCAGCAACAAACGTCAATTGAGGTGGAACAACCAGCTTCGTGGCTTGAACGGAGATCGTCAGACCCTTGTCATCGGTAAACGTACTGATGTCGATCAGCGCGTCTTCCAAGGACGTTTCGTTCAAGTCAGCCATTGAAGCCGCACGGTTTGCGGCAGTGCCGCCACCCGCCAAGGGGTGTGCCGTGTTGATCAATGTTACGCCATCACCGCCAGTGAAGTTGGTGTCAAACGCATTGTTCAATACGTCAGCACCTTTAACTTCCTTGGTGTTAGCCATAGATCGGGCCAAAGCCTTCACATATCGCTTGCCCAGTGAGTCGTAAAGGTTGTCTTCAACCGCTTCATCGGTCAGCGCGAACGCCAACGCAACAGTGTCGTGCGTGTAACGAGCGGTAAAAGACTCAGAAGCATTGTCAAATGCAACGCCTTGGCCTTCAGTTTTGGTCGGTGCTCCACCGAAACCAGTGATTAAAACCTCTTCTTCAAAGGCTCGCTGCGAGTCTTCGATAGCAAAGATTTCTTCGTACTCGCGGTCATATGAGTCATAGCTCATGCCGAAAAGCGAGTTCAGACCCGGCTCTAGCTCTTTAGCTAGTTGTGCTCTTGAAATAGCCATTGTCTAGCCTCCTATTTAAGCTAAGCCAGCGCCCTTGACGCCGAATACTGAGTTTTGAATAACCACAAGCACGTTAGTGTTTGCAGCCCCTGTGTCCGAGTTATTCGGATCTTCCGAGATGTCAATCGCTTTGATTGGCAGAGTCGTGTTGGTCGCACCAGTGGTTACGTCCAACTCGGCACCAGAGATGCCTGTTTGAGTGCTGCCGCTGCTGGTGTAGACAATATCGAAGTTGCCGAACAGATCGGTAACTGGGAATGTGTCATCAGCCTGCACTTCGTAAACAACATCTGGGTCATCAATGATGAAAGCGATGATGTCTGAAGCGTTAGTGCTTGCAGGGTAGTAGTTGCTGAATACCTGCTCACCAGAGGTGGGATCAGTGTATTGAACACCATTAAAAACACCGACTACGGGCACAGTGCCACCGTCAGCGTGTACTTCCACCGTACCACCAGTGACCTGAGCAACCATGTCGCCTTGAAAAATGGAGGTTCCATAGTTCGCAGCAATACGATATCGACTCTGGCCGCCCGTGTAGGGTGCGCCACCGACCATTCTGACCGGCTTCATTCCAAATGCAGCGTCTTTATTCGCCATTTGTAATTACCTCTATCTACGTCCAAATGTGACGTTGCTATCGCGCTGAGGATCGTATTTAACATAACGGCTGTCGCCACGGGTTTCGTTGAACATAGTGTTGTCCAACGCATCAGTGGCTTGTTGGCTCTTCGCCTTGTAATAGGCTCGTCGCTCTTCAACCGTTTCGTTAGGGATCTTCGCTAATAGCAACCCTTCGTTGTAAACCACGCCTTCGTGTCGGCCATTATCCATTGTCGGTAAAGAACGCCATTCTTCAGGAAGATCGGTGCCTCTTACGAGATCCCACCCTTCTCGAAGCCGACGCGAGACATTAGCTCGGTCTTCTTGTCCCAACATGGACTCCCTGATCCACCGATAGGTATAACCTGCGGGTGGTGGAGGAGTTTCTAATGAACGCACTGGACGCCACGGTTTTCTGCGAGTCTGATTATCGTGTGACTGCGAATCACGAGATGAACGTGCGTTTGCTTTTGCTTCTGCCATTTTAGCTTGCCTCTCTTGCTGCAATTTTCTGCTTCTCTTTAGCCACTCGCTGCAACCATGCCTCTTCAGACATATTGTGCGGCTTGAGACCTCGAAGTCGCTCTAGTTCTGACTTAGAAAAGCTTACGCCGTTCTTTTTGCCTTGTGTTTTTGACCGACCCCCTTGAGGGGCGGAAGCGACTCTTTGCACAGCGGGTCTGCTTCCACTTTGAACGGCCTTAGATCCACCATCAGCGGATTTGGTATGAGGATAAACCGTACCTACACGGCTGTCCAACTCTTCATAATACTCGTCTGAGCCTACGTCGTAGCCCTCGTTGGCCAGATTATAGTGAACATAATAGGCGTACTGAGTGGCCTTCATGTCCTCCTCGTCATCTTTGTTGGCATACCAAGGGTTGCGGTCATGCCACTCCAAAGCGTCTTCAGTCGGGGTGACCTCTTGCTCAACCTCTTGATACTGCTCTTGCTGAACAAATTGCTCATTGCCCTGCGAAATATACTCTTGCTCTTGAGCTGCGGTTTGCTGCCTAGCCTTGGCTACTCTCAGCTTTTCTTTCTGAATTGATATGTCGCTCTGAAGCTTTGCCGCTTTAGTTATGAGGTCTGCATCGCCGCTTTCGACAGCCTTGCGATACACGTCATCGATCTGAGATTCTTTCGAGACCAAAGCCTCTTCTTCTTTGGCCAGAACTTGGTTTGACTGCTGAGCCGAATACTGTCGGTATTGCTGAAGCTCTGCCTCTTTTTGCAAAGCAATCTGCTCAAGCTGCTGCGCTCGTTGCTCTGCCTCTCGATGCTTAGCATTAAGCTTGTTGATGCGCTTGGAAACCGATTTCGTGTAGTTCTCAAGCTCATCGCCGTCATTTGCAGCTCCAGATTCCTCTACTGGGTCTTCTGTGACCTGAATAGAAACCTGCTCTTCTTCGATCTGCTCAGCGTTTTGGTTCTCAATCATGTGAAACTCACTATGTCATCTGGGTTAAGAATGGTGCCAATCACCTCGTCATCATTGATGATTCTGACCTCGCCACCGTCTTCGAGCTTGAATCGAGCGCCTGAGTAGCGGCCAATCAGAACCCATTGCTTTTCTTGGCACCACGGCTTGTTTCCAAACTTTTCCGTGTCGCCGTAGCAAAGTGGCCCCATTTTTACAACATAGGCTACAACCGTGGCAAGTGCCTCACGGTCTACGGTTTCTTTCAGGAGGTGGATGC